ATACCGTAGTTAGTCATGCCGTTAGGTTGAGACACTGCCCCTTGCGGTATCCCACCTGACCGCCCATCAACCTGCGGTACTTGTGGGTTGTTGAATGCTGCGCCCAGTCCCCTGTTGCCGATGCTGACTGCATCGCCTGATTAGACGCTGCGATTGTCAGTGCGCGCTCAACAGTTGGGTCGCTGATGCCCAACGCTTCAACTGGCATACCTGACGCTTCCAAGAATGCACGAACACCATAACGCAATACTTCAGGTTCAATGAGACCCTCGCGGTTGCTCAAGTTCACCAGCATACCCAAGGTTTCTTTGGCATTTGTTTTGCTTTGGTCTTCCGCTAACAAGCCCGTCAATCCGCGTACTTGCATATTCACGTCCTGACCCTCTGCCAATTCAGGTTCTTCTTGCATCAATCGCGCAAACATATTTTCAAACGCTGGCTCAATAAAATACGCATCTTCTTCCAATGCGGCTTCTTTAATTGTGCGAAGCGCGTTACTCATACGCTGACTGTATTCGCCCAACGAAGCACGTCCGAAATCTTGTGCACCATATGCGAATGCTGGAATGCCGCACTCCTCGTCCGCTGCACGAAGCAACGACTGTATCTGCGTATAAATCAAATGATACTGGGCGGACGCACCTTGGATTGCTCGCATAGGGTCAGGCAGCCTGCCACCTGTTGTCAGCAACATCTCTTGGTTTACTTCATACGTCTCACCCGGTTGTGGGTTGGTAACATGGGAAGTATCCGCAAACACGTCAGGGTTTACAAGCAGAGGAGGTCGGGCAGCCCAATCAAGGTTGTTTTCGTAAACGTGCATCATGCGATTAATACGTTGCTCTGTGTCCCACAGGATTGCGCCCATACCTAATACGTCCCAAATACCTGAACCGTGTCGGATAAACGGTATGCCATAGTAGGTTCGTTCTGTTCCGTTAGGTGATTTTAACATCTTACATTTTACAGTACGACCGCCGATGACCACAACCTCTGCATTGACATACTCCGTATCTTTTACACCTTTGATGCCCATTTCATTGAGTTCTTTGCCTGACAAATATCCCTCATGCAACAACATAGGTATTGTGCCGTCCAAGTCCCAGTAATCAACTTCACTGTATGGGTTGTCCGCTGCGCCATACTCAATGCCCAACCAGTTTCTGTCGCCACTTTCAAAGTCTTCCAATACCTGCAAGATTTCATCTTTGTAGTAGTCAGGAGAATGGTGCAGGTTGATTAAGTCCACTTTAGTGATGAACGCCAATTCGGTAACAGCCGTGCAGTCGTGCAATGAAGAACCATCGCCCGTAGGGAAAATATTAAACACATCTACATGGCGGAAGTTTGGCACAATTTTGAACTTACGCTTAACGCGCTTTCCAACGTGTTCCATTACTGGCTTGCGCTGCATATCAGGGAATTTCATAAACCCAATACCATACAAAATTTGCTGGTGGGTAAACTGGCTGTAGGCAGTACGGAAATCGCCCTCAACCAAAATGTCTTTCAACCGCGTGTGCGCGGCTTTGGCAGATGTGGCAGCCTGCGCCACAATACGGGCACGCTCCACGGCAGCCAGTCGTTTAACCTGTTCTTCCAAGAAATCTTTTACGCGATAGTCAGGCTCACCTGTTACTGGGTCTACCAACAACTGCGGTGTTGCAACACCAGCGTCCAGCATTCGCTGTTCCAATTCACGCTGCGTGTTTCGGCGAATGCGTAATTGGGAAGCCTCGTCTAAGTCAGGGTTTGGGCTTGGAAAACACACGAACATATTATCAATGTTGGACACTACCAAGTCGCGTTTCCATGCACGGGTGGCATTCGTCTTGATTTGCGTCAAACCATAGTATCTCGTTGGGCAAAATCCGAACGCTTCCGTCATCTTCCGCTCGTCTTCTTTGGTGTATTCTCTTCGGTATTGTGCTGACGCACGTTCTGCTAGTTTCTGAAAACTCAACCCTTGATGCACAATGCGGTCATTTTTGTAATCAACGCCACGCTTGAACCGCTGAATGACCAATTCAGCCATGTCATCTCGTGCGGCATCGTTTAATTTTTCGCTGTCATATTGCACTGTTTTGCCTCAAAATAAAATGGGTGATATTAAAAATATCACCCATTATATCAACTTACTTGGTTTCGGTACACATTACCGCCATGCCCCTCCTTTGCGCGGTCTGCTTGCTTTTTGCTGACGCAGTAAAATATCACGCATACGCATACCCGTCTCAATGGTGTTGCCCATCATGGCACGGCGCGTACGTGATGTACCTGTCTGCTGCAACGACACCGCTGCCACCATAAGCGCGTCCGCGTAGTGAGATGCCCAGTTGTGTTCGGGGTTCTTACTCATCACTCGCTTCTCGCGGTCAAAGCGGAACTTGTATTCGCCCAAAGCATTGAGAATAAACTCGCAATCATCTTCAGGATTTTTGGATTCATTCTCTTGTACGTTGATTTCCATACGTCTCAACAAGTGTGATGCTGCCGCAATCTGTTCAGCTTTCGCTGTTTTATCTACGCGCTCAAACTTAATACCGAAACGCCGCGCTTCTTCCATGCGGCTGACACCACTTGTCCACTCACGAACCGCAATGTCATGTGGGGCGAAGTGTCCAAGGTACACATATGGTTTGCTTTGGATAACTTCCGCATAGTGGTCAAGACCAATATCGCTGCCAGCGTACCAGTCAATCAATCGCAATGTGTTGCCCACTTCCTGCATAAACAGAATAACGGTTAAGTCGCTGACACCAATATCCCAAAACGTCATCACTGGATAGCGACTGTCGTAGCGAAGTGGTCGTGCCCGACCTTGTTCTCGCAGTGATTTCAGTTCCGATGCCCATACTGCACCGATTGTGCCTGCGTCCCAGTCTGACAGGTATTCCTGACGGAACAATGCCATGCCAATACTCTCGCCATATTGGGACACATAGTATCGCCGTTCCTGTTCCAACTGTTCGAGCGTAAATACACCACTGGTTTCGGCAGACAATATTTCCGCGAAGCCGTGTGGGTCTGCTTGCGTCGGTGGAACAAGTCATAGAAGTGGTTGCGCCCACGAACAGACGAAATGTGCAGTGATGTACCGTTGTTCTCCAACAGCGCAGGGCGAATGAAACCATACGCTGCTGGGTCTGCCAAGGCAGCCTCGGAAAACACAACGTGTACTGGTGTCGTGCCAACCAAGCTGTCGTAGTTATCAGAACCCACCACCTGCCAAGTGCTGCCATTTATAAATGTCAGCTTCATGGTTTGGTTATCAACGTGCTTGATGATTTCTTTCGGGAAAACACCCTGCCATCGCACCTTTCCAGTGTGAGGGTTCACCGCGTCCCAAATAGCTTTCCGCGCTTGCGAGTATTCAGGCAGCGCGTGCCAGTAGTTGCCGACACGCTGCATTGTTCGGATTGCCGTGTCATGTAACGCGATGTCGTCCTTACCTGCACGGCGATGCCATGCCAATGTGAATGTCCGCAGGTTCGGGTCGCGCAGTGCTCGCCACGCATTCATCTGATATTGTCGTGGTGTCCAACCGAAAGCAGGTAACTCAATGTTTCTTGCCATGTGTTTTACCTTTTTGTTTTACGCGCGCTTTCATTAAATCTTGCGTTATCATTTGAACTATATAGGCTTCAAATTCTTCAGACGGGTTTTTATCCCCAATAAAATCAATATAACTTTGTTTAATATGCGTTGCTTCATGTGAACAGATACCTGCCAACTCCGCCATATTGCATTTACTTACGTCAATCTTGAAGTGCACAACGTGTGATTGGCTTCCGCTGCGCTCAAACGGAATTGTTGTAGCGTCAGCATCTGACTTATATTCATATGTTGAAATATTCAGGCTGCCTAAAACTTTTTGAGTTTGGGGCATCACTGAATGTAGCGCAGTAGATTACTGACACAAAAGGCAGACGTTTCCATTTTATTTTCTTCATCTTAATCCCCAAAATCGCAGCAGGTGTCTTCAGCCTCTGGACTTGGTTCGCAGCATGGATGTCGTCCACGCAGCGGCAAGGTTGCAGGTCGCAGTTTCGCCATGCCACACTGCGTTGGCAACTCAAAACGCTCGTCAGGGTTATTGAAGTCCAACCCCAACTCAACCATAACACTACGCGGTGCTAGAATTTTAGTTCGCTTCGGTGCCGACCCACTGCGTATCAACCATGCAGGTGCGTCTTCCAAGCGGCTTGTCTTTGTTGGTGAACCCCAACTCTTAATTACTCCCATTAAGGTGTCTCCTCTCCACAACATACCTTGGTAATAGGTCGCAGGTTGGTTACTTCCGTTGTGCCAGCAAACTGCAGCTTGTGGCAATTGATTCCGATAATCGCAGTGTGGCAGCCACATTTTGTTTTCACTATCAGTCGCCACATACCATGGCATACGGTGTCAGGCAGCTTGACTTGATAACCGTCTACTTCTAACTCATATCGCGCCATTAACAGCGATGCTCGGTGCACCTTTGCCAACCGAACCGAAATGATTGGGTCAGCCGTGCAACCGAGCATCTGCAAGTCAATGGTATCTGATGGGCAATACCATTTCATTTAGTTTCCTTTAAAATACCGCAGTACCGATGATGATGCCTACAACCAATGCGAAGAAAATACGTGCGCCCAAGCAGCATTTACAATCGGTACCTCGCGACCACATCTCAAAAAACCGTTGAACGGGTGTCAGAAAGCCGTAATGGCCAATGTCGCAAGGGTTCATTTTCCATTTGAAAAATTTTTCAAGCCGTTCTTTTGAAATCATTTCTTCATTTCCTTTGCGTATTGAGGGTCATCGTTTACAGAAAACCCAATCGGTTTTCCCACCTTGGCTGCTACTTTTGCGCGCCAATCTTCATATGTTGGCTCGGGTAATTTACCTGCAGCCATTAAAGCATCAATGGCTTCATGTGGACAACCGTGTCGTGTTCGCACAGAACTTGTCGGCGTGTGACTGTTGGCTGGCGTGAAGTTATATGTTACCCGTGTTCCAACTTTACGGACTGAAGACAGCTTTGAACCGTCAGGTAATTGCTTTTGACTGAACATTAGTTGGTTTCCTCTTCAATGCGAACTACATCAAATTTTTCAGGATTGGCTGCTATAAACCGCTGGGTGTGGCGGCGTGGTTCTGAACTTGGGCAATTACACAACACTACGAAGTGTTCGCCTGTTGCAATTTCTCGGAGCACCATTCCTGTGTGCACCTTTTGTGCTTCTTCGTATGTCATTTATTTTCCTTACGCTAAACTGTCAGGGTTTTCGTCATCGTGTTTTGGCACGACTGCTGTGTGAATTATAGCAGCTTGTGCTGCTTCTCGCACAACTTCAGGTGTTAAATTTACAGATGATTCTGACGCAACATCGCGCACAGTGATGGTCAGTGGTTCTGCTTTGTCACCAGTCAGCTTGGTAATGTCACCGAATACCTGACGGCGGCGACCTTTCAGCAGCAACGCCAATAAGCTGTCACTATACTTGGTGGTTGTGCCAACAAATTCGCCTTTGTAATACACATCTTCCTCATACCCATCTACGGCACGTCGACGCGCTTCCGCTTCCAAGGCATCGGCTGCACATTCCATTGCACCTTCTAACTGTTCCGCGAAGTCTTGGTTTTCTTCAATCGTGTTCTCAACCGCACGTTTGCTTACGCCTGCGATGCGTCTCGCAGATGCCTCAAGCCCTGTCTCACGGATAGCGTTAATATAAAGACCTTGTTGGTGTTCGGTCATAGTTACTTTCATTGTTTAATCTCCGAATTGTTTTATCTCCGAATTGTTTTATCTATTATATAGATAAAAATTGGCGCGTACCACTGTTAATAGTACGCGCCTAGAGGACTGGTAAGAATCAAAATGAAACCAAATCTTGAGAAAGAAATAGTTAGATGTTTTTATTATAGTTCTTACTGCTGTATTTGTCAAGGTGTTTGGTTGTATTTTACCGCTGGGCTGGTG